CTGCATTATCAATATTGCTAACAGTAAGCGTAAAATTTGATCCTGTATTACCAATAGAAGCTGCTGAAGCCGTTAATATATCACCTATAACATATAGGGATCCACCATTAATAGTATTAACCGTAGTTATAACGCCCCCTGCAACAGTAATAGTAGCTAAAGCTCCTGTACCTGAACCGCCTGTCAAGGCAACATTTTCATAAGTACCATTAGTATAGGCGCTACCTGCGTTAGATATTGTAGTTACAGTAATAACCCCTTGAACAATACTTACAGGATAGTAAAAATAATGTAGTTCTACTTGATAACTACTATCAGGAGTTGGACCTAATAAAAAAGATAATGACGTCAAATCACTATATTGAGGGCCAAAAGTAGCATAGTATTGAGGTAGTCCTGTAGTTGTAGCTTTAGGATAAGCGGCTCTAATAAAATTAACATCTTTGTTTAAAAGATAGTTATAGGAACCTGTAGCATCTACTACCGCAATAGAATATGTTGATAAATAATCTTGAGGTATTGAAAGATATGAATTACTTGCTGTTGCGCTCCCTGTTACGTTTTTACGTAAAGCAGGGATTTGAACAGAATTATAAATTCTCTCTTCAGCTTCCATGATAAAGCGAGGAATATTCTGAACAAATAAAGCTTCAGTATTTTCGCTATAGTCTTGGATTGCTTGATAGAGCTCTAGGTAATTCATTGTTAGCCTTGTTTACCGCTAATCTTACGACCTTTAGTAGCTGCACCATAACCACGCATTTCCTTTTGTCCATATGGATTTTCAGGTTTAAATGCATTTTTACCAACATTACCTACAGCAATATTCAACGCTGAAACATTTTGACCATGTTCGTACGTAGTATCTTCTACTGTAATATTTTCAGGTTGTTTGTATTTATTAATATCATCACCGCCGCCTGCTGGGTATTTAAAGCCCGTGTAAACACTAGCGTCTTTATTTTCTTTAGCATGGCCCAGTGGATATTCTCCAGCTGGAGTTTCTTTTACATTAGTAACCATTTTAATATCCTTATTTTTGATTGTTAGCACGAGCCATGTTACGACCAACTGCTTTCATAGCTTTTGATGTAACTGTAGATGCGCCTTTTTTACCCTTACCGCTTTGAATACCTACGGAAGGTCCTGTATCACCTAAGTTTTTACCTTTGGTTCTACCTTTTTTTGTAACTCCATCTGCTGCTGATCTATATGCCATTTTGTTTCTCCTAAATTAAGTTGTTGTTATTGTAACACTACTAACCTGTCCTAAGGCAATTAAGTCGTTAGGGGTTAATAATGAATCAAATTGTTGTGCTCCGCCTATTGGTGCCCATCCCCATTGAAACACTCTACTACCACCTTCAGGAAATCCAAAACCATCTGGTGCTGTACTATTAGTTAATAGTATTTGTAGTCCACTGTTACCTGAAGCTTGATATGAAACGTCAGGTCTTGGTTCACGCACTGCTTGTGGATCATTAACTGGGTATAGCCCAAGTTGTAATTGTGGGTGATCTGGGTCCCAACACTCTTTACATACTTTAACTTTATAAGGCTTAGTTTTTAATGTTTGAATTCTAAGTTCTTTAAGCATGTAACGTTGAGCACAACGATCACATTCTGCTATTGAGTGTTTGCCTGATGCGTATTTGCTTGGCATTATAAGTACCTACCTTTAGTTTTTCCTCGTTTTTCTATGCCGTGCCCCCGTACTTTACCACCTCTTTTAAAATCTAGTTTTGTAAATAACCCAACGCTATCTTTACTAAGGGTGGTACCAAATTCTTTTCCATTTTTTTCTGTAGCTAACTCTATAGATTTATCGTTAGGATTATATTCACCACTATATTTACGTCCACTTTCACTTGTATAAGCGGCTTTAGTTGCAGGATATTTACTACCTTCTTCTACAGTTTCAGATACAGAAACAGGACCTTTTTTAGCTGTTACTCTTTGTTGTTGTGGGCTAGGATTATTATTTCTATCTTCTCTATAGACCTCTAAATCTTTTTTATCTTCTTTATCAGCCATTTAACTACCTATAATAATTCATGTTACGCGGAACAATACGTAACGGTGCTTTTTCTCTGTCCTCTTGCGCAGCTAAATCAAATTGCTGCATGTATTCTGCTTGTAGTGCTTGGTATCTCTGTATGTCACATCCTAATTTAGCAGCTAAATAAAAAGCTAAACCTGCGACCATAGCATTAACAAATCTAAATGGAATATCTTGAACATTAACACCCTCACCTGCGTCTTGAATACGTCTTAATCTCCAATAGATAAAGGTGTATTGATTACCTGGTGCATTAGGTGTAGGCCATACATTAACAGATGGAAGCCATGGAACATAAACAATTAACGTAGGTGTTGCTGAATGAGCTACTGCCGTAGTATTATTTTGTCCACGAGCACAATTAATTAGCTGATTACCATTTACGTTAGCGTAATAAATAATTTCATTTTCTAATTGAATATAACCAGCAGCTGCTAATTGTGAGGCATCTGATACAGTAATTGATGTATCGCTAGAGCTAATAGAAGTAGATAATACAGCGGTTGTCGCATTTGTGTTTCCTGACTGGCGATTTATCCAAACTTGAATTGGACGTCCTTGTGTTAGTTTGTTAGGGATCGTTGAGTATGTAGACTCAGAAATACGACTAATGTTTATGTCTATTTGATTTTGGGTACCATTATTTTGACGAATAACAGTATCCAGTAAATCAATAGTATCTACTGGAATAGGGTAACAGATTTGACCTGTAACTAATGGAATTTGTCCTTGTTCAATAGTCCAAAGATTAATTCCTTTATTAGCCCATTCAACTGTAAGTAAATTTAAAGAACGGCGAGCCGTACGAAAATCGTAACCTGTTCTTAATTCTCTATCGCAGCGTTCAAACGCTTCTTCAAAAATTTCATTTAAAGAAAGGTTGAATGCAGAAGTACCTGAGGTATATTCTGCCATTTTTTACCCCTTTTTCTTTTTGGCTTTGCCGCCTTTTTTATACATGTCAACTACATCAGGATTATCTTTACGGATAATCTTTTTAGGTTTCTTAGGCATTTTAGATGGATTAACATCACCCATACCACGAGAAGCCATCATGCTCTAGTCTTTCCTCTAATAGCACAACCATCTGCACGTGATGAAGCAGTGCCGCCTTTTTTAAATTTCTTAGCTGCTTTACCTAAAGCATCCATAGGCGTTTCTTTTTTTTCTTCAGGTCGCATCATTGCTGCTCCTTGTTCCATAAGCATATCGCTTTGTTCTTTTTGCTTTTGTTTTGCAGCTTCAATATCTCTATCTGAAGTACCTGTATCGTAAAGGTCTTTTAATTCTTTTTGGTAATCTTTACTTGGTTTAGAATCAGCCATATTAGCTCCTAGCAGTATTTAGTTTTTGTTTTGCCACGTTGAGCAATACCGTCAGCTCTAGATGATGTTGAACCACCTTTAGCCATTTTTTTAGCTTTACCTCCGCCACACATTTCTTTTGGAAATAATGATTTACCTGAGTCACCTAAGTTTTTACCTTTTGTATGACCACGTTTTTGAACAGCTGACTCACCAAATTTAGTAAGTTTATTAGAACCTTTTTCAACATCCATAGACATTGTTTTTGGGCCCATAGTTTCTACAGCGCCACCTTTAGCCATTTTTTTAACGTTACCACCTTTTTTAAGAGCATCAAGTTTTGTATGTTCGCCTTTATGTTCTTGAGCATCGTGCATTTTAAATGCTTTTTTAACGATAGCTTTATCTTGTTTAATATCTTCTTTCATTGATTCTTTAGCCATTTAATACTCCTTATTTACAATTCCATCGTTTAAGTGAAGCAGCCTTACGAGTAGGTCTACCTTTTTCGTCTTTCATAGGACCTTTCATACCAGACATTCTAGCACAAAATGAGTTCTTACGAGCGCCACCTTGTGGTTGAGGAGCCTTTAAATTAGACCCTGTTTCTCTATTATATTTAGCTCTACCCTTTGCAGTAAGTCCAGCACCTTCAGATGTTGGTAATTTCTCACCACGTCCAATTGCTAGGCTAGGACCTTTTTTCTTACTAGCCATAAAATACTTGAGCTGTTAAACCTGCTGAAGCTACGGCTGATATATTAGTATCACAACGAATGCCTTCACCTGGAATTGCAACATATACAGACCCTATAC